CCACACCGGTCCCGGAACTTTCCATACTGAGGAAATTGGCGGCAAATTCATCCGACCGTGCTTTCAAGTCCTCGGGGCGCATGGTTGATGTAAATTTCAGCAGCCATCTGATAATGCTGCCGTTCCTAATGGCTTTGACAATTCCTTGATCGGTTGTGGACACTATTTCCATCAGTGGAGCCAGCGCCGGCGCTATAGACTCACCGAAGATATCGTTTTCGTTGAAGTCCTGGCGTAAATGGATAATGTCAGAGTAAGGGAACGTATACATCTTGCCATTGGCAAAAACGAATTTCAGGTAAAGCCGATACTGCTTGTCATAGACCGCCTCCGCAGATAGCGCCGGGATCGGATAAATTTCCGCCGGGAAGCCTGCATCATCCCGGATAATCAGGGCAAAAGCGTTATTATTCAGAGCCAACTGGCAAGCCAACTTTTCCTGTAGCTTTTGCCCGGTCATGTAGGGGTTCGGCTCTTCCAGCAAAAACCGGATATATACCTCTGGGTTAATCTCCAACTTCCGGGTGCCGTCCTTCTGAATCGTTTGCCTTACATGTTTAGCTACCAACTTGCCAATCGCTTTCGTCTTAGGCCTCATGGCCGCCCGGACGATGTCCGACTGATAAATTTTGCCGTTCCAGGCATAGAAACCGTTTCCACGCTCGGTCACCATTTGGAATTTAGTCTGCTGCTGCTGCTGTGTAGGCTCCTTGTTGCGCATTCGGTTGAAAATCCCTATGTAAATCACCTCCCTTAAATCATGCTTTGATACTCAGACAGCCGGTCTTGCAGCACCACGTAAGCATCAAGCAGGGCTGCGGTTCCATCAATTCGCTTGGTTCGTTTTGACGTTTTGACCGGCTGAATATTGCTATTTTTATCCTCTTCCTTCGCGGTATTGGCCAGACACCACTTATCAATCGGGTTGTTGTTGTAGATTACCAATTTACTGCCCAGATCAGCGCCCAGCTGCTGCATAGGGCTGGACAGCGTTTTCTTACCCTGAATAACCGGGACCATGCTTTCTTTGCCGAATTCTCCCCGCATTTCTTCCACCCAGTAGGTAGCTGACCAGCTATCATAACCGACCCAGGGAATATAAATATCAAGGCCATTCTGGACTTCCTTAAACCATTCGGTGACGTATTTGGCATGTACTTTATTGCCTGGACAGGTCCGGACAAGTTCCTGTTCAATCCAGATATCATAAGGAATTTTATCCTCTCTGACCCGCTGTTCCACCAGATCTTCTGCTATCCAGTACATTTGCAAAACAAAAATGTATGGGCAATCCGGGACCATAAAAATAACCTTTGCCGCCGTTAGGTCAGTGGTACTGGACAAATCCGCTCCGCCGATTCCGTACCGAGGCAAAGGCAATTCTTTTATTTCAGTTAACCCGGTGTCTAAGTTATGGTGTTTCCAAATCAAAAGCCGACGATCAAAATCAAGGGTAAATTTATCGGTATTATTGAGTTCCTCAAAGGTCAGCCAGGCTTCGGAGCTGGTTTCACGTATATTAAATTCTTTGCAAACCAGATTTTTGACCAGAGCCGGATTAGCTTGGGCTTTTTTTACTTTGGCCGCCAGCTGCTCTAAACTTTTGATAGTTCCCAATCCCGGGTTGGCTTGCTTCCAACAGGCCGGATCAATCCACTCTTTTCGATTGTCCAGTTCATAGATAAAGGCAATAAAGTGATCGTCTTTATAGCCGTTCTCATCAAAGTAGCCGTTGATCACCCGTTCGGCTTCTTCATACTTCTGATCGTATATGTCTTCCCGGATCGTGCCGGCCGTTGAAGTAATATAGATCAGGGGCTGCTCTCGTGCGCTAGTTCCGTCAGCAATAATATCGTATAGGGCCTTGCCATTCTTCCACTGGTGAATCTCATCCATCAAACCACCGTGAACATTCAGGCCATCCAAGGTATCACTGTCACTAGCCAGGGGCTTAAATACGCCATCGTTAAAATCGCTGACTAGCTCAGCCACCAGAGCCTTAATTCTTTTGCGCAAAGCCGGCGATTTTCGAGACATGCGTTTTGCCTCGCCCCAGATGATCTTAGATTGATCGCGCTTAGTCGCAACGGCATAAATTTCCGGCCCAGGTTCGTTATCACCCACTAGGAGGTATAACCCGACAATTGACGCCAGCAATGATTTTCCGTTTTTCTTACCGACTATCAGCAGGCTTTCCCGGTATTTCCGCCGGCCCTCGATATCGATAAAGCCAAATACTGTGGCCAGGTGGGCTTTCTCCCAAAGCTCTAATCTTACGGGCTTGCCACCCTCTTTGCCCTTGGAGTGCTTGCAATAATTCTCGGCAAATTCAAGGGCGTGATTGGCCCGTTTGGGACTGTAGTAATACTCGCTGCTGTTGTCGGTCAGATCGTAAACAACCTTCTGATATGTCTTTCTGACTTTCTCACCGACTATTTCTTTGCCGCTCTCTATCTGTCCCCAGTATTCTAGGATAGGATTGTAAGCCAGAGGATATTTAATCATCTTCCCGTCCACCTACAAAATCATCAAAGCCGTCATCTTCGGGCTTAAGCTGATCCTTCGGTAGCAGGTCAGTAAGCTGCTTGATTATTTTTTGATAGCTGGTGTTCATGGTATTATACAAGTCGGCCACCGGTCGCTTGCGCTCATAGGGATCTTGGTTGATTCCCTGCTGGAACATTTCAACAAAACCGGTCTCATCCAGGTCGGTTTCAAAATCTTCCAAGGTTACTCGCATGAAAGCAGCTCGTTGGATCAGGCCCTGGACTGTCTGCTTTTTTTGGTCCTCTATATTTTTGTAGATTTTTTTTAATCTGCTTTCTTCTTTCCTGATCCGCTTAGCTTTTTCCATCTGTTTTCACCTTCTCGTAAACAACTGCAATTTTTACACCTTTTATGGGGGAGGGGGGGCTGTAAAATCGTCTGTGTGTTCTTCCGCTCTACCCTGCCCGGTCCCAAAGGAAAAGCCCTCCCATTATTTCAGGGGGGGCTATCAGTACGGCACCAGCTGTCCTGTTTCATCGAATCTATATTTACTGTTGTTCTTTGGCTTGAAATGCGCTTCTTCATAGTCGTGGCAGCGTTTGCAATCAAGTTTTAAATAATCATGATTTAAACTTATGTCTGGCTCATTTATATTCTCTGGTGTCAGCAATATTGTATGGTGTACGATATAGCCTAGTTCCTCACCACACTCCTCGCATAGCCCACCGTCTATCGCTAATCGTTTTGATATATAGCTTGCCCGGCACTTCAGCCAGGCTGATGATTTATAAAAAGATTTGGCCCAATCTTGTGCAATGTTGTATCACCCCAAAACAAAAGCCCGGCTGCTGCCAGGCTGATAAAATATTTTACGTAAATTAAATAAAGCTTATTGATATTACGTAAATTACGTAATATAATATAAATATAGAAAGGAGGTCACATACTTGAAACGACGGGACTTGATAAAACAACTTGAATCCAATAACTACCGTAAAGCTAGAGACAACGGAGACCATGCAATTTATAAAGCCCCAAACAAAAGAGCGGTACAAGTCCCAAAGCACAAAGAAATCAACGAGAATACAGCTAGACAAATTCTAAAGGACGCGGGGTTGAAATAGACCCCGCTCCATAGAATATAAATATAATATAAATATATAAAATAAATTGAAAGGAGTTGCTCGCATGGAATATATTTTTCCAGCTATCTTTGAATTAAACACCGATAATAGTTATACGATTACTTTTCCAGATCTGCCTGGTTGTATTAGTGAGGGCAAATCTTTAACCAATGCCATCGATATGGCCCAAAACGCTTTAACTCAATGGATTGAATATCTATTAGACGAAAAAGAAAACATTCCAATTCCCAGTCAAATTAAAAAAATAAATATTTTGGAAAATCAATTTGTAAATCTTGTTCGTGCTGATATACGGGATAACCGCGCCATACGTCGTACCGTAAGTATTCCCAGTTGGCTTGACATCAAAGCCTCAGAAGCCGGGATAAGTTTATCTAAAATTTTACAAGACGCCTTAAAAGAACGATTAAGTTTAAAATAAATATACAAGAGCCGGGCAAATAACCCGGCTCAACTTTATTTTGTTTCGCAGTATAACTATAGCACAGATTTAATGTGAACTAATATGTCCTCCTTTAAAACAATTGAATTCAGTGCTTTATTGTGTAGCTTATGAACCCACCTCCAGCTATAGTTCATACCTGCAGCTATCCACTCAAAAGTCCTGCCGTCAAGATATCTGTACTGCAGCAATAGCCTTTCCCGGTCATCATCTACGGCTTCAATTATAGGGCTTATTTCCTGCCGTATGCCAATCAACTTATCTACATCATTATTTATTTCCTGCTCAAGATCCACAATCTTAGCAACTATATCCTCCGTTTTACTGTATATACTCCCGCCTCCTTTTGGCTCAGGGGTATATACAGCTGTAACCTTACCCAGCATCTCGCGCCAATGAACTACTTCTTTCACCTTGCGATCGATCTCATGGTCAAGAATCATAAACCGTTTTAAGTATTTTATTTTATCTTTGTTTATCATCATAACCCTCCTTCAGATACCCCTTCCGCTGCAGCTTCTCGGCATGCTCTACCTGGAATCTTTCAAAACTCATAACCTTGCCGTTTACGTTCCACTCTGCCAGGACCATCTCAATTAAGGTTTTGAAGGTCTGCATTCCGTCCAGGCTTTCCCGGATGATCTCGACTGGGTTGCCCTGGCGTACGGCATCAATTACTTCGTTAAATTCCTCACGGATTTTATCCAGCTGGCTCTCTATGGTCCAGTTCGACTGCTTGGTCCAATCTACCTCGGGCAAATTTATGTTCAAAACTCATACCTCCTCAATTGCGATATAGATTCCAGGAATCTTACTATAAAACTTTTCAATAATTTCACTGGCCACTATCGCGTCATTAGTCCAATATCCTAAATCCTCCATGATGTCATAAAGCATTTTATTCAAATTATGGGTATCCGGTTTAGTGGCCTTGTACTCCCCATCGTAATGATTGCCAGTGATTGGGAAGCACCACTTTGTTACGCACCGGACTGCTTTGGTATATTTCTTCTCTGGAACATGTCCGGCCAAGTGGGCCGTTAATTTTGCCCTGGCAGCCTTTAGTTCTGGCGGGTCATAGAATACCGGTTTATCACCCTGACAATTAACCTGGTGTTCCTGGGCGGTAACAGTTGGGATCCGCATCGGCATAAAAAATTCATGACGCATCTATTTCACCAGCTTCAAAGTGGATTCACTCGGAAACAGCGTGGCCGGCCCGGTAATACTATACCAATCAATATCCGGATCCAGAATGTTAGGAATACCGTTCCTCGTGGTATTCCAATCTACTCCAAGCTTTTCAATCATGTTGGTCCAGTCCTCGATATCGTGTCCTATGATGCTGCCGTCCCGGTCAATGTGCCTCAACTCATGGTATATAAGGGCATATACCTGTTCCCGGCTCATGTTGTAGATATTTATTTTATAGATCTCCATCATAAAATCAAAGTGCCTACCCGTGAGCTGATAAACGATGTCATTCCACTTATCAGGCACCTGGCTTACCTGAGCAAATATTGTTCGACCTTGCTTTTTCTTGACGCTGGTTGTGTCTTCGACAAATAAAATATCTTCCACTATCACATGGCTAATTTCATCAAATTTATTTACCAGGGCTGCAGCGATCGGCCGATATGCTTCGTTGATGAAATACTTGCCATTAAATTCTTTAACCTGGATCAGCTTACTTGCATTTTCCATAATTTATTACCTCCTTTAGCTTTCTTCAAGGTGTTCAGCAATAAATCTTAAGTCTTCAGTAGCCAACATAATTGCACATAATTCTTGGTGCTGAACATACAACACACATTGTTCTTTAATGCATTTATCTTTAATAATTGGGCAGTATTTATCTTCCATTTTTATCCACTCCTTTTTTTAATAATTATTTTTTATTAGTCACGGATCAGGGAAGGAGTCGTCGTGCGTGAGCTTGACGCACGACTACTTTCCCCGTGACCCTCGCAAGAGGGAAGGAAGTGTCACTTACTTTAGTAAGTGTATTTTTACTTCCCAACTTCCCTCGGAAGAAGTCAACGTAAAACATGTATTTTTACTTCCCAACTTCCCGATTTTATAAAAAAGGGAAGTTAACGTAATTTATGTTTACTTCCTTCCCGAATTCCCTATAAGGAAGTGGGAAGTTTTTCTGTTCACTTCCTTTTTACCGTGCCGTTTTTTATGTCGTAATTACCCAACTGAATTAGTCTGTTTCTTACAGCTTTTTCCGTTAATGTTAAATATTCAGCCATGTTTTTAAGGGTAACTTCTCCATCAAAAGAGCAATTATCGTAAGCATTTTCGGTTGAAATTTTAATGTCTTTTTGCTTTTTCTCCTTAGGTTTTCGCTTCTCCATGGCCCGTTGCCATGGTGGCTTGTCCCCCTCGGCTTCCTGATCCTTTAGTACCCCAACATGGTCCACTGAATGTGTCGGGTAATCGAACCACAGGTCCACCGGTTTGAATTTGGGGAATTCCCGAAGGGTGCCATCAATCCTCCAGGCTGTCCGCTGCTGTACTGCTTGCCTGGCTGCATAAACGTCCTTAAGCATATCCTGGTATAACTGAGGCCCCAGCAGTTTGTCACACGCCGGCAGCAGTTCCTTTTCGCTACACAGAGCATCCTGACTGACTTCCTTATCCCAGTCCTTTACATGCTTGATTAACCAGGTCTGACAAACTCTGCAGACCGCATTATTTTCCTGCTGCTTGATTAAATCCTCAGTGAGATCTAACTCAATAAGGTCCAGGAGTACGTCCGGATCCCGGGCGAACACTCCCGATCCGGAAGCCCGGTCCATCGATCTTTTTTGTCCCTGGGTACCCTTTGAATGATGGTGGCAATATATAACCGCTGCGCCCAGCTCCGTACATACCCGGTCAAACTGGTTACAAAAGCTGGCCATCTGGTCCGCGCTGTTTTCGTCGCCGGTGATGACCTTATAAATGGGATCAATAATAATGGCTATATAGTTCTTCTTCTGGGCTCTCCGGATAAGCTTTGGCGCCAACTTGTCCATTGGTATCGCCTTACCTCGGAGATTCCAGATATCAATGTTATTCAGGTTGTGGGGCTGCCAGTTTAGAGACTGATAAACATCCTTGAATCTATGGAGGCAACTGGCCCGGTCGAGCTCCAAATTTACATACATGATCTTGCCTTGGGCACACTGCCAGTCGAACCACTTACGGCCCTCAGCTATGGCGCAGCAAAGCTCTATGAGGGCAAACGATTTCCCGGCTTTACTTGGCCCGGCCAGCAACATTTTATGGCCCTGTCGGAGTACGTCATGTATCAGAGGTGGGCTCAGCTCCGGGAGGTTGTCCCATACGCTGGCCATGGACTCTGGCTCTGGTAGATCGTCATTAACCGCCTCAATCCAGTCTTTCCACTCACTCCAGGATTCTTTGCCTATGTTGGTATCAACCAGGAATTGTTTATGGCCGTTCCGCATCACCCCGGGCATCCTGGAGAGCCTGGAAGGGTTCCGGTTCTGGGTATCCACCTTGAGCCCGTTGCGTTTCAAAACGTCATAGAGGTAATCTACGCGCTTGCGGTATTCATCATAATTGCCGGCTTCGATCCTGACTATTGCATGAAGACTTTTTTTACCAGAGTGGACAAGGCAGGCCACTGGCAGCTCCAGTTCCCGGATGATAGCGTTTTGCTTATCGATCTCCAACCCGTCAGACTCCACCAGAGCGAAACGGTAATCA